ATTAAGTACTGTGCAACAGTAGCCCCCTAGGGCAGCTTCGATCAGACTTGTTACTAATTACAACTGAGTCTCATGAGTCTTGCGCTGTATCTGACCCATCTTGTCTGGAGCGTTGGCGTCCTTGCACCCGTCGCTTTACCGAGTCTGCCCAAGCGGCATTATCCGCAGCTTCCGCAGCTCTGTATTCCGACAGCGGCAGTGCCTTTTCCAGTGCCGAGTACACCATCTCACGCAACAGGGCCGTGGTCCGTTTGCCTTGCTGCTTAGCCATCTCATCCACCAACAGGTAGCGGTGGCGATCCAGAAGCAACTGGCAGTAGAACTTTTGCCCGTGGCGTAACGGCATGACGACGTGAGTCTCTTTTGCTACACACTAGCACGGCTCTACCATCTCACATCTTCATCCACCTTCTTCTTCCACGCTTGCCCCTGTGCCTTCCGTGCCCCAGCTCTCTGCCTGGAGCACCCCCGTCTTACGTCCCATGCCCACTCCAGAAACATAGTTGCCCGCTGCAGATCGGCGGTAGTAGCCCGCCGCATAGCTGCATGGAGTCGCTCCAGCACAATTTCTCTGCCGGTACGACTCACACTGTCACCAGTCTTCTTCTTTGGTAATTCTGACAAGTCGCAGTGCCGGCCACAATTCCCGAATGGTGTAGTGCGCTGCAACCAGATTGTCAGCACATATCGTGGCTTTCTGTACCAAGCCGCCCGGTGTCCGTAACAGAGCGACGTACTTCACTGGAGCTTTCCTGTTCATTGGATGTTTCGGTAGGTTTTACGGCGTACAATTTGGCTAATGTGTGCCTGTGATGTTAAATAAAAGCTAGCAATACTGGTTTGAGTCTCGCCTTCACTGTATCTACTTCTCATATCAACTATTTGTTCTGCTGTAAAGCGCGAATGCACGGAATCTGTACCTTGTGGTATGCACTCCGGCCTACGACCTTTAGCGTAAGCATCGCGCATATTTAAGCTATGTGTACTTTCTTTTAAGTGACTAGGCCGCACGCACGCAGGGTTGTCGCACAGGTGCATGACATAGGCAGGTCGATACCCCAAAACCCACGAAAGCGTTAATCCATGGGCTCTGTCCAGTTTCCCTGGAGCCACCCGAAAACGTCCGTAACCGTCCTTGTTGGTACACCCTTGCCACTCCCAACAATTCGTAACCATGTGAAGTTTGCGCGGACCGGCGCAATTAACCTTTGCCCAAAAGCGAACTCCTATACTTTGATCCATCAGCCGGTGATGCGGTTGGTCGGGGGCAGGGTGTTGAAGCACCGCTGCCCCACAACTATACAACTACTTAGCCTCGTACCAGCTGTCTCCTATACGCGCCTCAGCTTTAGCCGGAACAATTCCCAGCCATTCCGCTTCCGCTTCCTCCATTACAACTTCAAGCTGGTGACGCCACGTTTCGGCGTGTTCCTCCCGAACAAGGAGGACGCACTCGTCATGCACAACACCTGAGATGCGGACCACTTCTTCACCATCAGCTTTTAGGAGGGGCCAGAGTTTACCGAGAGTGCGCTTGAGCACTGCGGCGCCGGCCCCTTGAATTGGGGTGTTCGAGCGTACCGTAAGCGAGTTGAGGTCGCCCGGTAAAATCCGCCGCAACCCGGAATTACGAATGCGGATAGCGGCATCCGAACGATGGCGATTAGCTTGTGCAGCATTTTCGCGTTGCCACCTGCTGATCCCTGTATAAACGGCGTGGAACTTGGCGCGGATCTCACCAGCCTCAGCAAGATCCATTTGTACCCCCATTCCGGCTGCATAGTTGCGTAGCCCTCGGGCTCCCGATCCATACAACAGACCGAAGTTCGCAGACTTACTAATCTGGCGCATCTCTTTAGTGACTTCATCCTCTGGTACTCCATAAATTTGCATCGCCGTAACAGTGTGCAGGTCCAGGCCATCCTGAAAAGCACGAATCATCAACGGATCTTCGGCCTCGGCGGCTGCCAGCCGTAACTCCATTTGGGCGTAGTCCGCCACTACCAGTTTCCACCCGGCTGGCGCCTTTACACACGCCCGAAACCTGGCATCCCGAGGGATTTGTTGAAGATTGGGACCAATGCAAGACATGCGCCCCGTATCTGCCCCCAACTGCATGTAACTAGCCTTGATAAACCCAGTGCTACCAAGGTGTTTCAACAACGCCTCCACCATCTGGCGCCGCTTCTCCACCCTCTTCCAGGCCAAGTACTCAGCCACCACCCTGTGATCTCCCACGTACTCACGCAACGCAGCCCGACCGGCACTGGGTCTCCCCGTATTGTCCACTGGAACAGCGCCAATCAACGTCGTAAACACGTCCAACAACTGCTTGGGACTGTTGAGATTGAAGCCGGCCTGCTTCTTAGTGCCTTCCCGCACGCTGCCCTCTGGCTTGGAGCGCAAATTGAAGGTGCCATCAGGATCACGCGGCAGCTTCTTACCTTCCGGCAACGCCTCGTCCAGCGTGTCAATAAATGCCTCCCCCAACCGCTCATTATCGGCAGCCAAATCCTGGTGCAACTGCTCCAGTTCATCACGCTGGAATGGCATCCCAGTGCGCCATAGCTGCGCCATGGTGGGCAATGCCTCGCACTCCAAAAACCACGCCTTGTGCAAATTGCCCTCAGCCATCCGCTGGTTGATAGGCCCATCCAACTGGGTCAACAACTCCACGTCATAGGCGGCGTAGTCCAATTGACTGTGGGTCAGGTCCCCACTCCAGTCACTTCTCTGCTCCTCCTTTGAGATCTCCAGCTTGAGGTAACGCTTGACGACGTGCTGGAGCCCGTGCTTGAGGTTGGGCAATCCATTGGTAAGGATGCGACTAGCCAGCATGGTGCAAAGCACCTGTCCTTCCGGGTAAAGCTCATGCTCCTGCAACCAGGCCAGATCGAATACAGCGTTGTGGGCTAACCAGTACCGCTTGAGGGAGAAAAATTCCTCCAGATCCTGCCAGTGGTGATCCTCCAATTCCCAGCAGTCAATGACCACTGGCATCCGATCAAGTGCGGCCAACTGCAATAAACGCAACCCCCCGTAAACCGGCTGTAGGCCAGTCGTCTCACAGTCAAACGCCACCGTGGTGGCATTGAACAGGGTGTGCAGATGCTCGATTCCTTGTAGGTACTTCATATCTGCTCAGTTGTGAAGGGCCATGTGCTGAGCATGAGCAGCCGAGTGCATCTCAGCCATGCTGATCGGGGGCTCACCCATCAGCTCGTCATCAGATGGCTCGTACTCGATGGAGGCAATCACCTGCTCCAACAGGGGAAGCAACTCATCCTCAAGCAAACCCATCGTGCTGAAGTCGATATGGGCGTCCATCATGTGGCGCGACCCATCCCGCTCAACAATCACCTTCAGCTTGTCCTGAAACTCGGCAACCAGCGTGGAGACTGCCGCAAAATCGCTTGTCATGAAGTGAAGCCTGGTAGGGCGTACTTGTTTACTGTAGCAGGTTAGTCCCCCTAGGAGGGACCGTATAAGTCACAATCCGTAGCAAAGTCGTCGCCGGCATCAGGAAAGCCAAAGCTGCACCCGTACCTGCCCCAGTGCTGGCAATCAACACACAGCTTTTTCCCGTGACTGGGCAACCTGTGCCCCTGCTTCTCAAGGTGAGCATGGACTTCGACATATACATGCCCCAGTCGAATCTGCGAGATCGCCTGGTGTGAAATGCCGTAGTCCGCTGCCAACGCCAAGGTGCTTTTGTCCGACAGGATCACGTCAGCCGCTTCAGCAGGTGACAACGCACGTTTGTGACTGACGCCACGCATACGAGGTCCTCTAGCTGGAACCGCATTACTTTCGTGTGTGGTCCACCTCTCTAAGCAGGTGTTGCAGTGGTGACGCCTACGCCTTCGACCATCAATACAGTGCCGGCTGTCAACCACCAGCACATCCGTAGACTCACAACTCGGACAGCTCATCACTCAACCGCTGGTAAACATCCAAAATCGTGGTGCGGTGATACCCGCAACACTGAAGAAAGTCAGTGAACGACTCGATCACATCGCTTGCTTGTACCCCCACAACTTTCGTGGTGTGGCAAGTAAGAATCTGAGCCGAATCGTCCGACCGAATCATCTGGAACTTGTACTGGTTCATTGCTTGTACTCCGGCTGATCTAGCGTACTAATCAAGCGATTGAGATAGAAGCGAGCTTTACCAGCATCAAGTTCCGGATCATCCTTAAGCCACAGGCGGCTTATGTACTTAAGGACCTGCCATTGCAGTCCACCGACAACCGCATCCGGT